CCTTTTCATTTTTTTAAATTCACTTTGTTTGAGTGGATCGGTGACAAAATCAAGGTGAGTCTGAGCGGTAACGATGTAAATTTTTCTGATTCGTTTTTCAACTGGCAGGGTTATAACCGCTTTGAATATTTCAGCCAATACAACGGTTGAATCCTTTCCACCGCTATAACCTACTTGCCACGGTCTATTTTGTGTTGGATCTGTATAAGCTTTTATAATTTCAAATGTTGCATACATGGACTTTTCTTTGTATCCATCCACGTTCATTCCTCCACTCCTTATTTTTTCTTCATATCCTCCTATTTTTTCATGTGTTTTCCGTCCATATATACAGCTTTTCTCCTCTAACTTCATAACTTGTATTTGGGTAATACTCTCTTGCAAATGATTCAATATCGTCATCTTCTGTAAATCCGTGATATTTCCCGTTTATATAAATGCTATACATTGTCATCTTCACCACTCCTATTTTTTCTTCATATCCTCAAATACTTGAAGATTAAGCTGAAATATCTACGTTTTCCACTACTGCCGCCGCTACTTTGAATATGTAATCATCAATTTTTTTTTCAAGTCGCTCGTTGTCCTTCATGACTTCATGGATCGTTTTGACCGTTGTATTGTGGATTTCAAACTTTAAGCACTCTTTCAGAGCTTGATTTCTTGTACGGAAGTATCCGTAATTTTTTGCTGTGATGTCGCCTTTTTTATTGGGTCTGTAAATATTTACCTCGATGTTACTACCGTCATGCCCTTCGATGAATAATTCGCCTTTGTCTTCTCCTGCAATAATTACGTTATCAATAAATATTTTCATGATCCAATTTCCTCCTTCATTCTGTAGTTTAATTCCTTGCCGCCTTTTAAAATGATGCGGAAGTTACGGCACATTTCGTTGATACGGCTTCCAATTGCTTCGTCAATTCGACACATAGCATCAATATCTTTTTCAGAGCTAATCAACGTTGGTAAACGTTCGATATAGCGGTAATTGATAACTGCAAATATTTGTTCAATTTGAAAATCAGTGGCTTCTTTCCTGCCCTTCCACATATCGTCAATGTACAAAACGTCTGCTTTCTGCATCTTATTTATGTGTTCTTCAAGGCTGGATAAATCGTTTTTTAAGCCGTTGAATCCTTCAACCCAAGGGAAATATAACAACCTAGGGAATTTCAAAACGCCGTTGTAAAGGTATTGATTTGTCATAAGGTGATTGCAAATTGCCATCAGTAAATGCGTCTTACCGCATCCTACGTTGCCTAATATGCACATTCCGTTGTAGTCACCGTCTTTTACTTTTTGAAATTGGTTGGCATATCCTCGGCATGTATGAAAAGCCATTCTGACGGATGGGTGTATGTCTGCTAAATCAAAGGTATCAAAATTCTTTTGTTTAAATTCAAATGTGATTTGACTTGAATTAAAGGATCTTGCTTGGTTTTCAGCGATCATACACTCGCAAGGACTGTATAAATCATTGCCATAATCGTCCTTTGCAGTAGCAATATACTTCATACCGTCACACTTTTCGCAAGTTTTTTGATTCCCATTCAGCGGCAGCTGCTTCAATCTCTGCTCTGTAGGCGCTTGGTAAGAGTCCGCTCTTTCCTTCAACTGCCTTAGTTTCTCCATCAGAAGTTCCTTGTCGAATACTTTCTCCAAATTGGACAACGTTACTACCTCCTTTTATTGGATCACGAACATTTGTTTTTTTTGCAGCATCCATAACCCATCGTCTAATTGTTAAATTGTCGTCCTTTGTTTTGTAATCCTTTTCTATTTTGTAAGAGGATAGGAATTGAATACTTGAATCTGTTAACTCTTTTCCAAAATCGGTTAGTAATCGTTGGTATTCAGGTTCAGTTAATTTAACGTTTACGGCGTAGGGTATTTTAATATCTTTCTCCTTCTTTTCCTTCTTCTCTTTATTCTCTTTATTATTATTGTTCTGTGACTGTTCGCTCACTGTTTCGTTACTGTTCTGTGACTGTTCCAAGTTCCGTTCCAAGTTATCTTTTTTACTTCCTCCAAACCCTTGGTACAACTCATAATTTACCACTGTAAACACTGTTCCAAGTTCATGTGTTTTCGTGCATATCCTCTGCGACTGTACCAACGCCTTAATGCAACGGCTAATTGTGGAAGTAGAGTACGTTTTGATCTGCCTATTCTCAATAAATGTGAGGTCTTCCTGTATCTTTCTTGTCGATCTGCACCATTGACCACGTTCTAAAAATAGGTCTTCTGAAACTCGATAACCCTCTTCTGCAAATATCGCACTGCCATAAATTAAAAAGAACAATCTAAACTCTGTGATGTTCTTCCATATGGGATTTTTGAATAATTCCCTGTCAGTATGAAACGTTCCCATTCTACACCGCCTGATCGCGTTTCATTTGTTCCTTAATCGCACGTTCTATATATTCATGCTTTGTCATGTGCTTTTGTGCGGAAATAACCTTTATTTCGTGGCTAAGTTCAGACAAAATTCGCAACTGGAACGCACTTATTTTGTTTTCCATGCCGTTACCTCCTATTTAATATTTGATATATTCAGTATATCATTACTAGTCATTACTTTACAAGACTTATCATACAATGTATTTTAGGGTATACTCTTGTTTGGAGGTGTAATGATATGTCTGAACGCGTTCCCTATGCTACAAAGGTAGATAGCGAGTTAAGAGATAAGCTTGTCCATCTTGCCATTAAGACTCGCATACCTCAATCTAAGCTGGTTGATGAAGCTCTAGCTGATCTATTTAAGAAGTATGAGAAGGAGCTTAAATAACTCCTTCTTCAACTGCGAGATAGGCGACTTGCTTTATATTGAGCGGTGATTTATTCTATTTTTTCTCTGTTCAATACTCATCATAAGCGCCAGTATCCCGCCCATTCCTTCCATGCCGTACATTGGGTTAAATCTTACTCTCTTTGGCTTACGTGGCTTTATAGTGTGTTCAGGCATTAAACCTAATTCCTTGCGGCGTTTTGCTTGTCCCATCCAAGTACCTCCTAAGTGTTTTAAGTAATCCTAAAATAGGGTCAACTGAACTTCTGACTTTTCTCTTATCCATCCATTGTCAAACCAATTTTTAGGAGCGTTTTTCTTATACTGACTTGGTATGGGCTTAATTAATCCAAATTCATTTTTCGCTTGATTGGTATAAGTCCATTCAGAAAAAGCAGTCACAAGGTCGGGTTCTTTGTCGCGGTAAACCTTGTATGAATTTCTCTCTGGCCATAATGGTTCATAGATGTTTGACATGTACATACCCCTTCTCTTTTAAGTAATCCTGCGCCCGACAGCATAATCCTAGCGAAGCGGCAGCCGACTAATGACCTTCTGATGATATTTCATAATCTCTATGGTAGATCATCTTATAATAGTGCCGGTTGTGATTTAGAAAGTTAGATCGTTTTAGATGAAAGTGATACCAAAATTTATGATAGAAGCTCATTTACTTATCTCCTTCCTGCATATACAATAAAAATTCTCTAGCCTTCCAACCTGCTTTTCCATCCCTGTCAAAATGACCGCATCCGATTTCTCCGATGAAATTTATTAGGCGTTGGTTCTCCTTCTTGGTTTCTGATATTTCATACTCGTGGGATAAAATGATTGCTGCATAATCGTCTAACGCTTCGGCCGATTTTTTATTTTCCTTCTGTAAGGATTCGATCAATAGTCGATCAACCGTTTTATCAATCATAAATTTGGTTCGTTCGTGTATTTCAACATCCTTGGGTGGTAACATCTCAAGAGCATCGTGCAGCGCTTCTATTTCTTCCTTTTGGGATTCGATTTCTTCAAGTCTTTTAATAGCTGTATCGTGCCACTCTGTACCAAATGACTTTAATCCCTCTATCCTTTTGTTTTGGGATTCTATAGTGATTAAAAGGGAAAGGTATGAGTTAAACAATGGCTTTAAATCGGATTCTTCAACTGATCCGAAACCACCAACATGAACCATAAACTTTTCTCTTAAATTATGAATTTCATTTCTCGTTAACGTTCTTATCTCTGTCATTGTGGGATCACCCTTTCAAAAGTATAGGTATCAAATATTGATCCTGGTACGCTTCGAACCATTTTTTACCGGTTAATAAATATTCAAATAATAATGGTTGCCATAAAGTCTTGTTTGAATGAATTAGCTCGTGATGCACATTGCATAGTTGGACACAATTACTTAATTCATATTTTCCACATTGAGAACCATAGTCCACTCTATGAAGATGTAATCCAGGACCTGGCTTTCCGCAGTACAAGCACCAAAAACCATCCCTTTCAATCACTGCTAAGCGAACATTCTTTTTAGAAATATGACCGCCAATCCTATTCCCGTGCTTATACCTGCCGTTTTTGGATCCTCTATTGTCTGCACTCGTGATAAATCCCTTTGGTAGAGGTAAACCTTGTTGCGATTTACCCCTGCAAACTATGGAACAAAATCTAGGATTAGCAGCAATACGGCATTTAATTACATAAAATTCCTTGCCGCAACTAACACAAATTATCGTTTTGCCTGTTTTCATTTTTGGCAATGATCTACCTTTTGGTGAATTATGCTTTGTCACGCAACTCCGAGTACAATAATTACTTAAATTCCTACGGTTTACTTGATCTTTTCTCTTTTCAAATCTAATCCCACATCCTGTGCATGTGACAGTATCCATCTTTCTGAATTGTGGTTTAGCGATGGGGTTAAAGCTATCTGCTAGGTTAAGGGTCATATCAACCGCCCTCCTTTACAATCGCCTTACCTAAGTCTTTCAAACTATTAATCGCATTTTCATAGGCTTGGCAGATACCATACCAACGCATATAATTGGCTTCGTGTTTTCCGGCTTCTTGATCTTGCTCGCCCTCAACTCTGCGGCTCATAGCTTCGGAATCAGCAGCAGAACGATCCTTGCGATACTCTTCAAATTTATTTGCCCTCTGCTGCCGTCCCTGCGCTTCGTGGTAGCGTTGTTGCTTGCGATAGTGGGAATAGATCAGAACGGCGTATATTTGAGCCTGAGCGTAGGCGTACTGCGATTTAGCAACGTCTACAGGTGTTACAGTATCTAAGTTCATTTTGTCGATCTGCTTTATAAGTGAATTATGCTTGTCGATGTAAAGATGCATTGCGGTATCTTCGAGACTTTTAGTAAATTCGAGTACGTTGGCTACGCTCATTTAAAGCCCTCCTATGGGTCAGAATGGTAAATCATCATCCGATATGTCAGTTGGTGGCGCGTTGTCGTCTGACGGTGGTGGAGTGCCGTTTGAAGCTGGCTTATTTCCTTCTTTCGGTTCCAAAAATTCAACCATTTCAACGACAATTTTTGTTGCATATCGCTTTTGTCCGTCTTTCTCCCAGGATTCTACTTTTAAGCGCCCATTGATTAAGACCCGTTTTCCTTTGCCGCTAAAATTAGCTGCTGCTTCTGCTGTTTTTCCCCACATTTCACAATCAAAAAAGTAAGTTTGTTTCTTATCTCCGTAGCCATCATCAACCGCTATGCTTGACTTGGCTACGCATTTACCACTGTCTAAGGCTTTAAAGTCAATGTCTTTCGACCATCTGCCGGATAAGGTTACATTATTCATTTAAGCGCTCTCCTTCATTTTTTCTTGCAGTTTTTTAGCTAAGTAAGTGTTCATATTTGCATTTGTTTGTTTGGCAAGCTTTTGTTTTTCATACCAATCAGCGAAACCGTCCATATTACCCGCTAATGTTTCCCACTTTGCTTTAACTTCGAGTAATATTTTCCCTTCTGCAATCGCTTCCGCAATCTTCTTTTCCTCAGCAGCCTTCTGTTTTTCATCCAGTTCGTGAGAACTCACCTTGTCTGGATCCTCACCTGTTGGAATGGCAAACGTGCGAAGCAGCATGTACTTGTAGGCGTATGTCATAGCTTTACCTACGCCTTTATCTTGGGTATCCGCTCCTTCACCGCTGGAAGCTAATATTTCAAATTGTCCAGTATCAATGTCAATGATTTTATACTTGGTGTTAACAGTGCTGACGTTGCCTGTACGCCCTGCTAACTGCTCAACGGGTAGAATGACTAAGCCGTTCTTGATTAAGCTCGCACGAAGGACTGAGGTAACCTTTTCCTCTGAAATAGCTTTATACTTCGTTGTGCCAAATTCTATTTTGTCGTCCTTTGAAAGGTATTCAACATCCTGCATTACTTGGCTGATCTTCTGAAACAGGTTCTTTTCGCTCATTTTCAACTACCTCCAATTATTTAATAACTAACCTTTTTTCTTGAATCAATGCAGCTCCGGGTCCTGCGTACACACCTGTTTTCATATCCTCTGCTAATCTCTTTTTATCCAACTGCGGCTTAACTTCGGGAATATTGTAGTAGTATTCAGGTATCCAAGCTTCATCAATGACATTTACTTTGAATGGATTGTTTTGAAGTGATACGGTGAATAGATTGCCTTTTATTTTGTCTGCTCCAACCATGATCAAAGAGGTTTCAATGTTCTGCTTCAAGTAGCCGATGTTGTTTGTTAAAGCACTTTTTCGACTTGTTAACCGCTTTATTTCTGCGTCAATGCCGACTGAATCAGATTCTAAAGACTTGATGATCTTAACGGTGTTCTCTACCTTTTCCTCGATCTTATCCTCCAAGCCGTCTAGCATGGTTTGAAGGTTTTCGTTGTCTGCATCATCTTCCAAGAACGAAAGAATGTCGGTGTATTGCATGGTTAAGTCATATAAGCGCATTGTATTTTTCCTCCCATTCTTCCGCTGCTTTTTGAGCATCTTCTAAATCGTTTTCAAGTTCTTCGATTCGGTCTACGGCATCATCAAGAACGGAAATGATATCTTCTAAATCGCTGTCGATAAACTTTCCGACATATTCAAGTTTTTCGCTTAACGAGTTGGAATTGCTTTTAATTTCATATTTCAGGTCTTCCAACGTTCCGTGTGCTTTCTTAATGTCTTTCATCTATGTTCACTTCTCCTTAAAATTAGTGTATGATTAATCCGTGAGTTCCCAACTTAGCTCAAAATCATCAACGGCTGCCACTGGAATGGCGGCTTTTTCTTTTGCCCATTTTGCTTCCCATTGCCTGTAACGCTTGATGGCACACCATTTCTTAATCTTGCGGTTAGAGGTTATCTTTGCTATTCCCAATAAGGCGTTCATTCGGTTTCAACTCCTTTCAAGGTTTGGCGCCGTTCAATTTCATCCAAAAACACTTTTAATGCACCCGTTCCATTTATTGCCGCAAAGTTAAATTGTTCTTGCAATTCGCTATCCGTTAAATCTTGTAGCTTCACTTGCTCTCCCCCTCCGATATATCCACTACACCCATGATGCGTAAGCGTTCCTGCTCTGCTTCGATGATGCCCATTTCCTGCCTTTCGTGAAGCAACGCCATTCTCTGCTGTAAACGGTGTCTGTATTGGTGTTCGCGTTCGTCTTGGATTAAATCGTAGTCATCCACTCAAGCCACCTCCTTAATCTCATGTTCTGCAACAAATTCAAGTTGAGATAAATTGTCTGATAAGCGATTAAAGTAAGCATCGTTTGGAAGCTGGCTCTCAAGTTCCTTTATTTCTTCATCCCTTGCAGCAAGCCGAACTTCATAGCTTGCCATTAAGTCGTACACGCCTCTTATCGTTGCGTCCAAATCCTTTGATGCAAAGTTAATGAGTGATTGCATGGCGACAAGTGGTGAGCGGTTTAGATTGCTTTGCAAGTCCTCTAACAGGGTGATAGGTGATTTCATTTGTACACCTCCGATAAAATAGATGAGGAACCCATGTGATGCTTGAACCATTCATAATCTTCTCCGTCATTCAACTTTTCGCCGCTGCGGATAACGGATAGAAGGAATCCTTCGTACTTTTTGCGAAGCATATTTTCAAAACTTAATTCTGCATTTGCGGATAATAAATTACGGTTAGAAACTATTAAATATTCCACTGACGGAAAGTGTTCTTTTCCAAAATCTGAGTCGATAAAAAACTTTCTTTCCAGCAGCTTTAGTTCTTCTTCTGTCAGAATGTATGGATCAACTGGCTTTACTAACTCTTTGCTCATGCTTGATTTCTCCCTTCAAAATGGTTTCCAACGCCTGTGATAACTTGATTCCGCTTCCTGAACTATTCGGGTCTTGCAAGTCTGCCATGTATTCAGGCGTGTACTCGTTGATTTCGGATAGCATATTTTGATGGAATTTGACTAGTTTAACGGCTTCGGATAGGATCATTTACCTTTCCTCCCTGAGTTTGGCTTACTTGGATAACGTGTGCTATGTGGCACTGGCAGGGGTGCAGATATTTTTGGTATCACGCCGGCTCCTCCTCATCATCAAATTCATTTACTTCATCAACCTCGATATCATCTACTTCTCCACTTCTGCAAGCGTCCATCCAATCAACATGATTTTCAATTTTTTCATTTTGTTGTTTTTCGGTTAAGTCGTCCCAAACTTCCTCTGTCATATCCAATTCAATGGAATAATCAACTCTTATTTTTGCTGTTCCGCTGATTTCAATCATTCTGGCATCTCCTTAATCGAATGTAGTTTGTTAAAATGTTCAAGTAATTCCTCTTTCGTTAGCTCCACGCCATCTTTTAAAGGGATAGGCGCTGTCCAGATGATGCGATAGCCGGGTTCGTCGATTAAGATCATGCTGATTCCTTCCGATCCACCAAGCGGCGGTTCGTTTTTTCAAGGATCAGCATAGTTTCTTCGGAAACGTTGACCTTTACTATCTTGGAAGGGTCAAAGATTTGCACGCCTTTCACTCTTAAACGTTCAGGTAATTCTTCGATGTTCATAGGAGGCTCCTTTATTTTAGATTTGCAGAGGATTCGATAAACTTTGCATTGAGTTTGATGTAAGATTTTGGTATAAATAATTAGTTGGCTACATCGTTTTTCTTGGGATACCATCCGGCTATGATATTTAAGGCTTTATCAAAGTCGGAACGCTTGATTTCGGCATATCCAGGTACATTGAAATGGGTTTTTAAAGTTTTGTAGATGCCTTGAAAATGTGCACTTGTGTATCCTTCTTTGTTCAGATCGCCTTGTCTGCGGTCAACAGCTTGTTGAATTTCCGCACGCTGGTGGCTTGTGAGTACAATTTCGTTGTCTACGACTAAAGAGAGTTTGCGGTTATTTTCTTCAAGGCTCTGAACACGATTTTTCATGTCTTTCATGTTACCGATCGCGAGAAGTAAAATGTCTTCGATGGTGGAAGGTAATTCAGTAGGAATGTTGTATTGCTGTAATTGCTCGACTTTATTGAAGTAGTCGTCCACTAAATTTTCGTAAGCCGTCCAAGCTTCATCTGTACCTAATGACTTTGCATGGAACAATGCTCCTTTGACTGTCCAGAGGTAGATTACATTGGAGTGTTTCAACGAATCGTCAATTTGGTGATTCGTTTTAAAAACCTTTAGTTCGTCGCCCTTTACAATGAAATAATGTTTGCCTTCCGTGTATCTCTCTTTATTCCTTGTGAAATTTTTACTAAGCGTCTTTGCGTCCGTTCCGAATGCTTCTGCCAATTGCGCTGATGTTAATACTCTCGCATTGTTTCTTTCAATAATTTTTAAAGCTCCCATCTTCATCTTCCTCTCAATTTTTATTGGGTTTAATTTCCTATTCCTGTTAAACTATACTTTGTCGAAGTTTATGGTTTACAGGGATGGGGGTGAAAATATGAATATTTTCATAATCGTTTATGACTTAAATGCAACCGGTAAGGATTATAAAAATCTATACGCCGCTTTAGATGTCTTAAAAGCGGTAAGGGCACAAGATTCAATGTTTATTTTAAAAACATCATTAACGCTGCTAGAGGTTGTTAATCGCCTAAATCAGCATATTGATAAGAACGACTTTCTGTTTGTAAGTCCACTTAGTAAAAATGCAGGTGGTCAAATGCTCCCTGATTTTTGGGCTTGGTTCAACGCTCTGTAGCATTGTATTGAGCGCTTAATGTTTCTTGCGAAGTCGCTGTTTCGGCGGCGGCTTCATCCTTAATAACGAAAATTGTTGCTGGCCCATCAATTCGGTATCCTACTACCGTTTGATCTACATTGATGAACTGTCCTGCTTTCAAATGAATTACCTGAGCGTTTTCCATTTCCATTCCTCCTAGGGTTTATGCTGATTTGTGTTTCGCATTGAAACGGTTTTCTTCAAAAAAAAGCTTCCAATCGAAATTCAAAGATTTACCGATTTTCTTGGCTAGAGAAACACTTAATCCTTTTCCACGCTCAACATTTGTATAGGCGCTTCGGCTTATTCCGGCGAGTTGTGAAACTTGTTCTTGAGTTAATCTGCCACGCATTTCAATGAGCCAAGTTCTTTCTTTCATAGTACATAACCTCCTTCTGTTTCGTATTGAAACGCTCTACAACTTTTATTATATGTTTCACTACGAAACCTGTCAAGCTTTTTGTTTCTTTTTGTAGAAATTATTTTTTGTTTCATTCTGAAACGATATAATATTAGATGAGGGGTGGTAAATTTGTTTTTGAAAATGCTTGAAAAAGAAAGGTTAAAAAGAGGGTGGACACAAAATGAGGTTTCATTGAGGGTGGGAGTTGCAAGGTCTACCTATGCAAATTATGAAAAAGGGAAGAGGGAACCAGATTTTGAAACTTCGCAGAAATTAGCCGACTTGTTTGAAACTACAATCGACTATTTGTTAGGTAAGGAATTAAAAGAACCTTCTATAGAAGAAACAGAAAAACAAAAAAAGATTAGAACGCTTCACGAATTGGCAGATGGATACAATACAGACGAAGAATTAGATGCCGCCATTATCGTTCTAAAAAGCATAAAGAAGTAGAAAATAATCCTTCCAAGGAGAAAAAAATGATAGCGAGAATTGTTACGAGGGCTGCTTATGTAATTATTTCATTATTTTTAGCGAAGATGGCATTTGATTATTTTTACTTCAATTTCTTATCTATGCTTCCGGATCATGCGACCCTTGAGATATATAAAGACAATCCCGCATCTGAAATTACTTCTTTCAGAAAACAATACTTGGATGTGTATGAACGTTCGTTGTTTTATTCCTTATTAGTCTTTATTTTTTCTGTCTTAATTCTTGAATATGTAAATGCTACTATGCTTTTTAAGGGCATATACAAAAGCGTAACCGATGATGTAAAAGGAATAAGGGATTTAAATAAATAAAAGGAGTGAATTATGAGGGATGTTATTTGATGTCTTAATATTTATATCCGGAATTATATTTACTATTATCATTATTGTCGTTGTGGGGATATTTTCATATCTAAGTTCTAATAAAAAAGAAGGAAATGATAATGGGCTCATTCTATATAGAGATCTAATTAGACCTATAATTTATTTATCTTTGCTTTTTTTCGTATGCATTTTTATTTATCCCACACCTTATTACTATTCTTACGAATTAGAATCTCATATAATCGTTAAAATTAATAGATTCACTGGATCCGCTTACGTTCTTAATCCTCAAACTAAAACTTGGGATGGCGAAAAAATAAAAAAATAAGAAGGTGAATCATGAGTAACTTTGTAGCTGCATTGCTTGGTATTGGTAGTTTAGTTGTTGTTTATTTTTGGATCAGGTTATTAATAAAAATATTCAAATGGGTTATGAATATGGTTAATCCTCCAGACTTGCCAGACGGTGAAGAAGAATAGTTTTATCTAATTGAATCATTTTTTCTAAAGCGAGATCAATGTCCTTTTCGCCTTTTATTTCATCAATCAAACTGTGCAAGCACCTTTTCTTTTCTTCAATCCTTTTCCTATCATCTTCCATCGTACCCTCTCCAAATGTCATATTTTAGATTAGCAACCGGAATTTCATTATACATTATAAGAACGTACGTTTGCAATATTTATTATTAACCTCCTTTTTTTTGTCGAATTTTTAAAGTGTTTTACTAGTATATGCCAATTGAAAATGCTTTCATAGAACCTTTAGACACGTATCTTTTGGCATGTTTTGTCGAATTAGATTAGAATTTTCTCATCTTATGTTCGTATATAGGAGGAACAATTCATGCGAGCTGTTATTTATCCGCGAATAAGTAAAGAAGATCAATCGGCTTATTCCCTAGAAGGGCAAATATTCGAGTGTAAGAAATATATTGAGGAAAAAGGGTATACGCTGGGTGAAATTTATGTAGAGGACGGATACTCTGCTAAAAATATGAAACGTCCGGCACTTCAACGGATGCTTGTGGACTTGGCGAATAAGAAATTTGACATCATTGTTATTTGGCGTTTAGACAGGCTTACACGCGATACCTTAGACGGTCTTAACATGGTTATTGTTTTATTCCGTCCGAAAGGAGTGGAGTTTGCTTCCGTCACAGAGGATATTGATACCTCTACCCCCGATGGCATGATGATGTTCACTATACGACTCTCGATGGCGCAGAACGAACGAGAAAAGATAGCGGAACGTTCTAGTATGGGTCAAGTGACAAGAGCTAAGACAGGAAAACGAAACACCTCAGCGAAGCCATATGGTTATAATGTAGGCGAGGGATTATCCTTGTCAATCAACGAGGAAGAAGCAGAAATTGTCAGGGATATTTTCAATATGTATGTAAGTGGATTTGGTCGGGAAAAGATAGCGAGGTATTTAAACGGAATCCCGGTACCTTCTCCTAGAGGTTCGATATGGTTTGAGCTAATTATAGGGAACATCCTTAAAAACCCTGTTTATAAGGGCGCTACGCATTATAAACGCAAGCAGGATGCAGAAGAAAAAAGAATTGTCGTTCCCAATATGCACGAAGCTATCATTTCACCTGGAATGTGGGATCTAGCACAAACCATTCGTGCAAGGCGCAGGGACAATGATATGAATATGTCCAGTTACGAATTTCCTTTTTCAACGATTGTTAAATGCGGAGAGTGCGGCAGATCCTATCACGGTAAATTGAAATCAAAGAATCATCCAGGCACGAGGACGTCCAATTACCGATGTTCGGGTAAATATCGTCAAATGTCCTGCAAAGCTTCTGATATTGCGGACTCTAAATTGACGGTTTTATTTTTAGATTTCATTAAGAAATTTAAGTTCGATAATGAGGATGCTTCTAAACCGCTGGATGGCGTGGATGTGGTCAAGGAACGAAAGAAGCTAGAGAAGTTCATTGCGGACAGCCGGACGCGCAGGATGAACTATACAAGGGCTATGGCTGACAACAAATTGAAATATGAGGACTTTTCTACATTATCAGAGGAAGAAGATAGCAAAACGGCAAAATGGCAGCAGGAGCTAGATCAGTTCATTCAGCACATTCCCAGTTCACAGAAGACGCGCAAAGACATTCTAGCTACGATGAACAATATACATAAGGATTGGGATGTAATGACGGTAAATGAACGAAAGATCAACATCCAACGAATGTTTCACTTTTTAGTTATCCGCAAGCGTGAAGGGGTATGGAAAATCGTGGCTTATAAGTTGTGGGAATAGTGGGAGCGAAGATCATGTTAGCTTCATCTAACTATACCTTCACTCCTACTATAATAAAATAAACATTTAACTATTTACCCCTCTATATCTTCCATATGGATTATGGATGTGCTATAATGATGTTAGTGTTAATAATATCATTGGAGGTTGAATCTAAATGTTTTTAAACAGTAACTTAGATATTAGAAAAGCAAAAGAAGGAATTCCTAATTGGGTTATTGCCAAAGGGCTAGGAGTTTCAGAGCAAACCGTATTAAGATGGTTAAGAACGGAAATGAGCGATGATATGAAATCGAAAATTATGAATGTAATCAAAGAGGTTAAGGGATGGGAGAAATAAAGCGGTAGCCGTATATTATTTAGAAATAGTCGATTTACTTGTTTTATTTCGATGTTTTAGGCGATTTACTTGTATTGGAATAATTTTGAATTTAGGGAGTGAGAGAATGAACAACGAAGCAGCACTAGGATATATGACCATAGCAGCCAAAGAAATCGGATTGGACAAACGAGTTATAGAAGCCATAGCACGCATGATGATTATGGCAATGGACGAAAAGACAGAGGAAGAAGCAATAAAGGCTTATAAATCATTTTAGGAGGAGTTAAGGTGAACATAGCAGAGATAAAGGAACGATATAATAAAGAGTCGGCAATCTACCTATATTGCAAAGATGGTGATAGCGAAGAATCAGAAGTGACAAATGATATTTCATACCTCCTATCTATTATAAACACAGCAGAGAAATCTTTAAAAGAAATTTCATTTATAACTAGATATTCAGATCATATTGTACACAAGTCAGCACACAACTTGTCAGAATCCGCTTTAAAATCCATTCAGGGAGAGGGATGAATAGGTATGGACAAGATTGAACGTAAAAGTCGCAAGAAGCATAAGAAGCTATTCAGAATGATTAAAAACAATAAAAAAAAATTAGCGTTTTATGCATCTAGGTAATTTGGAGGGATGAATAGATGGGTAAGATATGCGAATCATGTGGGGAAGAAATGGACAGTCAATATGATGAGTTTGTATGTGATGGATGTTTGGCTATGATGTATGAAGAGGAAGATGAAACCCCCGCGGATTAATGCGAGGGTATTTTTTTGAACTATCCGGTAACTTCGGAAGGTTGGACTGCTACATATTTAACCGCCCTTAGTACCGTTGCTAACGTTTCCCAAAACTCTTCTGTCTTCAAAGGCTCTGTAATGACCCCACCTAAATCAGCACTCTTAAATTCATCCACAAACCACTTAGGCGCCGCTATCTTTACCGCTGCATCCTCCAAACATTTTACCTGTCCTTGTAAATCTGCCAACTGTTTTAATATTGCATCCATTTGCTCCAGCTCCTTTAGTTTTGTATTTACCAACTGCTTAAACCGTTCAAACTCACTCGGATTCTTAACCCAAGGCAGAGGACAATCCTTCCAGCCTACAATGTCTTTGTGTGTAAATAACACATTGGGAAAGCCATCGTTCGTGATAAGCCATACAACCAAGTCTGCGGCGTTCTGAAAGGTATCCTCATGGATACTGCCATCGGCTTCAATACACATTTCTATTCCGACACAATAGTCGTTTGGATAGCTGCCAATCATCCGGATTGCATCGGGTAAGTAAGGCTGAGAGCTGCCAACGTGGTAACCGCGCTCGTTGGTTGGAATGCTCTGAACTTTAGTTGTTCTATCCACACTGAAATGCGCTCCGGCGTATCGATCTACCGCATCGTCTTTAATGTTTTGATCTTTAAGGCTGTTAAAGTAATGGCTGATGTTTCTTGCTGGTGCTCCAGGATCGGCGGTGTAATGCATGGCAATGCCGTTTTTAGCTTTGAGTTTACTTCCATCCCGGCTAAAGGGATTGATTTGAATTAAATCTTGCGTGATTTCAATCATTACGACACCTTCGTTTCAGCTAAAGTAGGAATCTCCGGCAACGGATCCGGCTTTCTAAAGTCGTTAACAATGCTGTGCAATTGGGTATAAGCGTTTGCCGCATCACGGAAAGCCTGACTGCCATCGTCCTTTTTCAAGTCTGCTAGGATGCTTGTTATTGCTGTGTGTACGACATTCACCGTCTTAACCATATCTTTGTAGGTTGCGTTGGGATCTGCGGTTACAGCGACTTTAACGGCGGTTACAGTTGCGGCTGCCTGTTTAGCATCCACGTGGGCAATCGCAGCAATCCCTACACCTAAGATTGACCACATACCGATCATCGTGTCTAAGTTTAAGTTGATGCTAAATTCATTGTTGATGACAGGGATTAAAGCCCCTGCTATAGCCAACCACAGTTTTTTACTCTTCAATCTGTTCATGTTCTTCCTCCTTGTTTGGTGTTTCATATCCTTGAACGAAAATAAAGAGAGCTTCTTGGAGAACGGGACTAGCGTAAAGGCGAAACCATTCATAGGTAAATTTGATCTCCATTGATCTCCCTTCCCCATTTCTTCCATGATGATTTTTAAGTTGTGCAGTACCGCATCTGTGCGATTAAAGCGTAAGATGCGTTTTAACTCCGTTAAGATAAACTTACGTAAAATAAAAAGAAGAATGGTGTTGAAAGTAAGCTCCATTCGGTGTTCGTAAATCCATCCCGCAAGCTCTAAGATCATCCGTCTTTCTCCTTATGAATCAGAAGTTTATCCTTGAATTTTTCACCTAGAAATTTAGCAATAAGACGTAACTCTTCATCGGTGAAGTCGGATTCGGACATTTCACACTCGTCAAATTCTATCATGGGAAGCTCCTTTCTACTTAATCTTTTGTGCCTTTAAGTTACCATTTGTAATGGCACTGGATGCACTTAACAAGGCTTTTAATACAGCCACTTTGTCAGAATCCGTCATTTTCGGATCATTGAATGTATCCATATTTTGATTAATCAAGTCCTGTATCTGCTTACCTTTGCTTGTTTGTAGGTCTTGATACTCCTGCGTGGTTAATTTTGTCCTTAAACCTTCAATGTTTAATGATTTTTGAGGGCTTGCAGGAGCTAATCCTTGATCCCCCGAACTGTTAATCATTTTAATAATAACCTGAGCCGCTTGATTTGGTTCGTATCTGCCCATGAGTGAAGGGTTTAAAAATGCATTGGCTGCCCTTGCGCTTACGCCAAATTGATTTTTCATTGGTTCACCCAATGTATCAATGCGCTGTGGTAAGGTTTTAGACAGTCCAGGTAATTTATTAACGACTTGATTTAAAAGTTGCTGCATAAAGTTTCCTTGATATGTGTCTCTTACGGCTGGATCAATCGTATTTTTCAATTGCCCTAGAACGCTCGGCACGAATGCAGGCGGTATTTGTTTTATAATATCCCCAGTGCGCCCTAGAATCGTTTGATTTGGATTGCTTGTATTGCCCATAATAGCTTTCTTGATGTTGCTCAAAACGGACATATTACCAACGCTTTCTAATGAACCCTCTAATGATTGCTCTGCTGCGCTTCCTGCATTAATGCCTTTCTGCATACGCGAAGGATCATTAGCTTGTGCGATAGATGCCCCTGCCGCCGCTGACATTGCCATAGGCTGCGCCCAATCCATAGATGCGTAATAATCTCCTATCCGCTTTTTAGCTACGCTAGGATCACTGAACATTGTTTTAGCGTATCGAATTAATCCATCTACATTCACGCTATTAGCTACAATTCCTGCGGAACGTTCCAAACTGTTTACTTGCGGGTCCTGGCTTGGTAGAACGTTGACCAATCCAGCCTTGGCTAGTTGATAGGATGCAAACAATAATGAAGTTCCTCCGCTCGCTCTCATGAAGTCTTGAATCAAAGTTTTCTTATCTATCTTGGGATTGTTAGCCATTCTAAATAAGTTGCCTGCAAACTTTAAATACCCAGCAGGAGAATAATCTATTGCCCTCATTAATATATTGGCCGGTGTTTTTGGATAGTTCAAAAGAATGTTGCCTAATCCAAATTCCTTTCCTGCATTTAATACTTTCATTTTAAGATTTTGAGCGGCGGTTGATAAAAAGTTAGTATCTTGGAATGTCATATAATTACCGTAATCGTGCGCCTGTGCAAGCATTTCCTCGTTGGCTAGGTGCATTTCCTCAATGGCTTTACTCTCCAACGCTGCCCCTCTGTGACCTTCTGCGTAAGCTTTAGCTTTAGATAGTTGATAAAGTTCATTCTTCATTGCCATATTAGCAGAAGCATAATCCATCGACTTATTCACTGCGCCTAATGAACGTTCGAGAAAGGATCCAACTTTTTCACCCCAACCGCCGTTACGATTAAAGGCGTTGTTTCCTAGATCGAATTGAGTTGCAAAGCCTCCCGGATTACGCCCTGCAAAGCCCTCTTTACCTCCGTAAGCTACATCACCAAAAAAGTTTTTCCAGATGTTCGGCGCGCTCTTCCAAAATATCTGTCTATCTTTACCGGTTAGAGTAGATGCGCCTAAGTCAACGATGGAAGAAAGCTTTCTAACTGATGTGTCGAGTGAGTAGAACATCATGTTTGAAATAACGTTTCTAAGCGTTGTTCTCGGATTTAACAATTGAGCTGAGCGAAGTAGGGAAGATAACTTTGTTCCAAAAGTAGGATCTGTTAACTCTTGGAATTGTTGATGAAGTCTAGCCTCTGCTGCAACTTTATCTTTTCCGGACATCTGAATTAACTCAATCGCCTTGGCTTTAATCGCATTAGCTTCATTGTTTCCTATGCCGTGTGTATCAATAGCTCTGTTTACAATCTTTTCAAAGTCGGTCATTTTTATTTTATTTTGCTGCCGATACTTTGCAAAAGAATCAACAAAGATACGATTCATAGCTGCATAGGTGTGTTGACCTAGTTCATCCGTCATCTTTTCGGTGAAGTCAGCTAACGTTTTTACGCCTTTTGCGATATAATCCGCGCCTATGATCGCCTTATCTGCCCATACGTCTAAAGGTAAGGAGTTTAAAGAACTGCCCCTTGCCTTGATGCGCTCTCTAGCAAGGTCTGCTTGCTTGGAAGTGAGACTAACGACACTATCTCTTAACTTGGTTGGTTTGGCTTCTGAAAGCTTGCTAGGAGCCGTAGGAGTTCCTTTTAAATCCTTGTAGTTTCCGTCTAATGGCTTCGGTGCATTCTTAGCAGCATACTTTGCAAAGTTCTTTAACTGATCCGCTTCTTGAACGGTCAATTGTTCGCCTTTACTTAGCTTGTTGATTGCTCTAATTGCAGATTGCGATAACTCTGTATTTCCTGCTGCCGTTTGAAACTGCTTCGCAAATTGAGTAATACGCTGCGTTTGGTCTGCTGTAATATTTTTCTCGCCATTCGTAGCTTTGTCAATCAATTTTGCTGCAAACTTAGCCGCACCCTCGGGAGTCATTTTATTAAAGATTGCGTTGATTTGTACAGCTCTACCGTTTGCGGTTCCCGAAGTCATTAGCTTATGGGCAATCGTAGCTGCCGATTCAAAGTCACCCTTGTCTTGATAATGCTTAAGCAGTTTGAAGGCGACTGCTGTTTCATCATCACTTAGTGCTTTGTCCTTCTCCATCACCTTTTGACGAGATTCATTGATACCATTCTTACTTAGGTAATCATTCGCATTTTGAAGCGTTTCTTCATTTGTTTTAGGTGTATATGTTGTCTCACCTTGGTTGTGAATGGCTTCGATAGTTCGCGGTGAAACAAGCTTAGAGTCCTTTAAGCTTCCAAAAACGCCACTCTCATTCGCTTTGATGGGTTCGGTTACATTTGCTTTTAAGTCGCTCAATTTTGGTTGAGCAGTTGCGTTAAGTTTGCCAATTTTTTTAGGATTAACTGTAACTGGTTTTATATCAGATAACCTATCTGCGCCTGTAGTCGGTTTAGTCGGTTTTCTGAATTGAATTTTATTTAATGGCTGCTCAACCTGTCCAGTAACAGATTTACCACTAACTAAATCATTCCAATTATGCCCCTGTTCTGCTGCTAATTTAGTGTGTAAGGCTTCCATATCCGCACCACTGCGAACCAACTGGCCTACTTGATATAATTCCTTATCGTTCAGCTTAACGACTTCTTGACGGTCAATGTTCATATGCTGCCCAACGTAATCAATCAAGTCCCTGCGTGAAGTAGGTGGCTTCATAATCTCGTTGGATTGCTGTTTAATGTCGTTGATAATTCGCGGTGTGTTCGATTCAGGTAGAGCCAGCGTTGCAATATCACCTTTGCCATATATAGGTGTTTGATTCGTTGGAAGGATGCTGCTTTGCTGCGCTTCCCTTGCTCTCGTTGCCGACCTTGGCTCTGGTAACTGCAAAGGATTGTCACCTGTTCCATTCGTCTGCTTGTTGATGAAATTGTACTTATCTACAATGTTTCCCTCGCCCTTGTCAATCTGACCTATGTTTAGATCATTTCGATTACTGGCTGCCTGTGCAAACTGTTCGATTGATGCGCCTAATTTCGTGCCTGAGTGCTTATCAATGAGCGCTTTTATTCCTGCGCCTAGCGATGGAGCAACCGCGCCTAATGCGCCCCCTAATGCTGCGCCCTGCAATCCTTGCTCTAACATGTTCCTCGGTATATCTTGCGGATTCTGACCACTGTTAAGCGTCTGTGTCGGTGCATAGGCTGCTGAACCTAAACCGCCTACAACTGCGCCTTTAGTTAAATTGTTTAATGATTTCCCTAGAATAGAATCTGTTATGTTTGCACCGTTTTTAGACAATGCTAGTCCTGCATCAGGAAGTAGGCTCTGCGCTTTATTTCCTAATTTAGTAGCGACATTATCTATGATTGGATTGTTAAAAAACGTTTGACCAACATTTTGTTCAATTTGCGCGGGATTTGTTAAATACCCCACGCCACCGCCGATAATCTTAGCAATATTATCCACGAATTTACTTCCTGTTGATTTGGCAGGGGTCATATCTTGCTCTTGTAATCCCATGGCTTGACCTGCGCTATGCTCTAAAGTCCTAACCAATGGAGCATTTTGGATGCGGTTAATATCATTTAGTGGGTTAAGAAACCCGCCAAAGTAATTCGTTCTTAGGTTTCCATTGGCATCCGGCGCATTAAACGACTGAACTTTATCCGCTAATGAACCATTATTTGTTGCCGGTTGTTGAACATTCGGTTGAACAGGTTCTATGGTTTTCGTAGAAGCCACATTCGTTTTCCTTGTGTCGGGAACCATGCCTAAATCCATTTTTCGTTGAGTAAAGAAGTCGCTCGGTGCTGATGAACTTGACGGACTTTGAGAACTTGAAGCATTGGAGGTTACTCCTAGATCTGCTCTCCGTTGTGCAAAAAAACTCGCATCCATAGATAACCTCCTTTACTTCATTGGGATATTGTAAGCTCTGTATGCTTTTGTCATTTCTTCGGGAGTCATACCGGAATCGAGTATAGCCTTTTCCATAGCAACCGGATCTGTCACCCTTCTCATTCCTGCAATATTACTTACTAATGGGGTGCTATCCATAGATTTGATAAAATCATCTGCTGTTGCTGATGCTTTTGCCGTTCCTGCATACGCCGTTCCTTCTGCTACTCCTTGAATTCCTGCGGGAGCTTTACCTGTAGCCTTCCAAATGTCCATCAAATGAGTTTGATTTGCGTTATTATTTGAATTTGCTGAGTTGGTGGCTGCTGTAGTTGCGTTTTTAGCTGATGTCGTAGCACCTTGCTGACTAATATTGATTTGTTGCGCTTGATTTTTAGCTGTCTGCGTTGGTGTTCCTACTGGAATACCTGTAAGATCGGATAGTGCTTTAGTTACACTTCCTAAATTATTCGTTGCTGTCCAAGCATCAGTCAAATCTTGCTGCTGTTTAGCGTTCGTTGGTATGTAGCCACCTTTACCATCACTTATATAACCTGTTAAAGTCGCCATATCTTTTGCATTGTTCATATCTAAGGTTTGCCCTGCGACTGTGCGTTGAGAATAATTTCCACCTGAATACGTTCCTGTACCTGCGTTATAGGTTTCCCCAAGCTGCTTAGCGATGTCTAAATTATTTTGATGAAGTATTGCTTGTTGATCGGGTGAAGCCGTGGCATAAGCTGCACTATTCTGTTGCTGTTTCTGTAATAATGCTGTATTCTCAGGACTGATATAATTACCTGTCTGCGTTGCGTTACTATCCGCGGCGGTTTGACCATTTTTGATTGCAGCCTGTGAAGCATCGTAAGTTGGGGATCCGTTATACATTCCGGTTACACCCGATAACGCAATATTATCCGTAAGGTTCTGATGTTCCAACTGACTTTGAATATCCTGCGTCATTCCCGGCGCTCCTGCATCGAAAGCCGCTAATTTAGCATCACTCGCGGATATATCGTTTTGATATTGAGTGTTCGCTGCGGTATCTTCTAAGCCCTGCGACCTCTGCAATCGGAATAAATCTTCTCTCGCTGAACCTCCGAATTGATCACCGCGATTGCTGTTATCAAACTGTAATAAGGCTCGATTGCCTTGTGTGGTCTGTTGGGCGTGATCAAATGCTGCTTTAGTTGATGCATCATAAGCATTGACTGAGCCAGCTAAAGCAGCACGTTGAGCAACTACGCGAGAGGCGGCGATTCCTGCTGCATCAAACTTAGGAGCCGTGTTAGTTGGCGTATTTACAGTTGGCGCACTAACGCCAATTCCTGTATCTCCTGCACGTGGAGCTCTGTATTCTGTCGTGTTTCCACCTGTCGGCGAATGATTTGCAGATATGAAAGGAACATACTGATCTGTGGTTTTCGTTGTGCTCGGCGCTACTTTCGAAGCAGCTAATCCAGTAGACGTTGCTGTGGTGACTGGTTTAGGTGTATATGTAGGCATGTATCCGTTTGGAATTGCAGCTGCCATGTCAATTCTCCTTTGCTTTTAAATAAGATACTGTGGCGATAAACTCGCTTAACGTTTCATCGTTTGTGGCTATTCCGACTCTCGGGGAAACGTTATATACCCACCTTGCTACGCCTAAGACTTCGCCATTTAAGTTCAGAATTGGTGCGCCGCTATCTCCCGGTATGTTCATGGCATCGAATCCCACAAAATAACGGCTGAGATTGCTCACGATTCCCTTGGTTAAGAAGAATTGCTGATCTTCGGGATTGCCCATCATGACCACTGTTTGACCTATCTTGACGGACGTTGCAAGCTTAAGCGGCGTACCATCGCACTTTGTATCTAACAACGCTAAATCCTCGTTAGAATCGGCGTAGTAGACTGTAGCAGGACATTGTTTGCCTTTGTTGTCTACGATAGATACATTGTCGGCGTTGTGTATGACATGCTCATCTGTGATCACTTCATGCGGGCTGATGAAAAAACCTGATCCATGACCTAAGCTATCGTTGACTATAACAATGGAGTGCGGTAGGGATTCGCCTAATACGATTGTTTTATCTTCGCTAGTCATGATGTCGGCTGTCGTTGTTTTCGTGCAAAGAAAAAGGACTATGGCTACGAGTGCCAAAAGTCCTTTATACTTCTTCATTTTGTGGTGATGATGCTGAAAGTCAATGGTTTGATACTTCCCTTTTCTGCGATAAATAAAACGAAAAAGCCTGTGATAGGCATAGGCGATAAGGTAGAATAGTTTCATTTTTAGTCCTTTCTCTTATGGCACATTATGCTCCGTATACGCCATACTGTTATTTCTTAACTGCTACTTTCCAAGTACCACTTGCTAAATCTATCGTACCACCCGTTTCATTTTGAATCCGAATGTTAACCGTATCTGCTGCGGAAACATAACCATAAACTAGCATTCCCTGTGGTGTATATGGAGGATATACTTCTACCCGATCCGTAACTACCGCACCAGTAACCGTAATATTAGCAGAGGTTTCCCCTGCGCCATCAACTAAACTTGCTGGATTCCAAACCAAGCTACCTTTATATATGTCAGGGTAATTAGACCCCGTTCGCATGTTCGTAACTCCAGATATAGCATAATTGACTGCGGCTTGTGTGATATTGCCTTCGATAATCATGGCATCAGCGGCAGTTACAACAATTGCTGTATAGAAGCGATATACATTATTATTTGTGATCTGAAGAATAGAGCCGTACACGGCTACACCAGCAGAACAAGCGACTGTGATTCCATCATTTCCCGCCGAACCACCACGAGTAGAGTAATAAAGATTATTCCCCGATATCATAATTTTTTCACCTTCAGCGACATTAATTCCCTTATACCCAATCGTATTTAAATCATTGTTTCGAATGGATACGATGACCGCCGACGTTCCCACCCCAATGCTAATTCCGGTAGCATTTGCGGCATTATTAACGATATTTCCCTCAATGATAATGTATTCATTGGTTTCGTAGGCGCTTGCCCCTGTATTACTAATGGTTATGAAGTCACCAGTTTGCATAAAATCAACAACATTATCTTTCACAATGGCATTAATAAAAGCGGCTTCGATGAAATAGAGTGCAAAGGAATAAGTATTCGTGATGGTGTTATGAATCATAGAGGTACAAGGTGCATAAGAGGAAATCCCTAATAAACAATGATCAACATGGTTGTAACTGAACTTTACATACCTTGCATTTCCGTGTGCATTCAATCCTGCATTGAGACATCGAAAAACTTCATTATATGAAACATTCACGTGCATTACTACCCCGTCATATCCAGTGGTTGTGACTGAATGACGGTTATTATCAAATTTATTATGGTGTATTTCAATCCCTTGACTGACTCCACCGATCTCAATACCATAACCCGTTGTGGAATGGTTGCAATCATGAATTTTATTGTTCGCGATATTGGACAAGAAGCAGGACGTAATGGAAACCCCCACTTCTAAATCTGAACACTCATTCTTTTCAATGGTTGAATTTTTTACGAAATCTAATTGTAATCCAACCTGTCCATTATCCGTACCAGTACCCTTAAAATAGATTCCTTGTATTTCAATATTATCAATGAAGTTAATCAGTTGAGCCGTAGGGGTGTGACCAGTAATGCTGTATGGTAAAACAATTCCCGAACCGTTAATCGTAATGACTCCAGTTGTGTTATTTACAGATAAAACACGAACCATTTCCCCTTTTTTGTAGTCTCTCGATGCGATGATAAAATAATTTTCATCCGTTACGAGCTTCACATAATCGCCCACATTAAACGAAAGCGAATCTGTAGGGGAAACAGTAAACGTATTCGCTCCAGCGGCAATAGCGACGGTTATGTTTTTTGTAGCAGCAAGACTTCCGTAAATATACAAGGCTTGATCTCCAGACCCACCATTAAACATAATGATAGCATCATGCCCGATAAATTTAACGTTTGATGATGTGCAAGTTAACGTAGCTGTTGTTTTATAAGTCCCTTTAGGGAAGTAAATTACTCCACCTCCTGCGGATACTACATAATCTATTATGGCTTGTAATGCTGCCGTATCATCAATTATGTTGTCGCCTTTAACTGCAACTAATGGAGAAGGTGGATATTTAACATTAATTCTTACTTGCGTAATATCCGCAGAAAGCGCAGTAATCAACAATCCATTCTGCGTATCATTATTCAATGCCCCTGCAACAAATTTATCTGCTGTAATCGTAGCAGGAGCAATCTTAGCATCTGTCACTGAGCCGTCAACTAACTGTGTCGTACCCACGGAAGCTGCCGCCATCTTGGCTAGGGTAACGGAAGCAGCGACCAGTTCCATTGTGCCTACTGAACTGTCTGCCATCTTAGCGAGTGTAACTGAACTATCTGCGAGCTGATTTGTGCTGATAGCTCCTGTGCCGTAGTTTGCATCCACCTTTTGGTTGAGCAAGTCGATGGTGTCGTAAGCTTCGGCTAGGGCGTTTTTGTTTTGGGATGAGCCTAGCACGTTTAAAGGATTCTGATTCGATTGTGCTAACGCTAATTTTGTTCTATCTGCGGGTACTGTAGCCATATTCAACCTCCTTTAATTGCCTGAAATACGTCCTTTTAGCTTTATTTTATAAAGTTCAACCAATTCGTTTTTATCATTTTTTACTCTAATTTGGAAAAAATAAGAGCGTTTTTTTACAATTGTTCTATTAGGTGGAGTAACTATTGAAGAAAAATCAAGATTAGCAATTACGCAAAAATCCCAGAGCGACAAATCCCATGTAGCTACTGTACTCTGTACGGCATTGAGATAAACGCTTGTATCAGAAGTACCAACAATAGTTAAATCAATCGTTGACGTTGTTGGGAAGCCTTTTGCATTAATAACAACTTCGTCTAAGTAGGATTGGAATCCACTATCTTCGAGCATGAGTATATCAAGGTAACAGTCCCATATTACTATCGTCCCTGTGGTCTGTGCGAAGTCGTCATAATCCGTTGCTAATGTGGCATCGTATTTATGCAATAGCTTAGTAGACCCCGCATAGTAAAGAATACCATTGAAACGTATGGTTGACTCGGCTCTGATGTTATCCCACAAATCCCACTCTTTCGTTCTCACATCATAAACAAACGCATAATTGACAGCACCGCGCTTGATTGTGGAAATGTACAAATTCAGCGTTGTATCGAAATAAGCCTCTGCTGCGGTCATTTCAGCCATTGTAAATCCGTATGAGGTAAAGTCTACTTTGTTTTTCATTAAACTTCTTGTAGCTAAGTTTCGCGTGCCTGAACCGCTTGGGTCAATGAAACCTGTATCATAAACTTCATAATAGCTATCGTCTGATAAATAGGCGACTGTCTGCGAACCATCCGGATAGGCTAATTTAGCTATGGCTCTCGGTGCTACGTTGCCGCTGATTGTATTTAAAAAGTGATTGCCAATCATAAGCGTTGAAACGGATGCGTCATAGGTTGTTACGCCCCATCCGCGGCGCATGGGCAGGAGACAAACATCACCAAACGGAACGCCGCAACCAGTGATATAGTCGTTGTTTCGGACATAACTCGTTGTGAAGGTAATAGGGAAATAATCAAACTCCCCTAATTTGCTGTGCCATGCGCTATCATCCCCAATGGAGATAAACAAAAATCCCTTAAATGTCCAGCAATAGATCGGCAAGAGTGTGTTCAAAGTTGCTAAATAATTTACAGGCGCTGGGCTGACATCATCTGCGGCTGGCGTGATTAATGCAACGGCTGAACCGTCATAAGATTTAACCGCGGATCCATCGGTAATGAATAAGATTGATGTTAACGCCAAATTGGTAAAGGCTAATGTGTAAATGTCCGACTTATTCAGCGCATTGGTCATGGTCTGTGCCGTTAATGTGCTTGCGCCATCGTACTTGTACAGTGTTGTGCCGCTTGCAGCTAACAGGCTGCTGCTCGTTGGCGTATCGCGGTACTCGGTTAAGTATTGGATTGTTGCCGCCAAGGCTGCTGATGTGACAACGGTTGAGCCTGGACGCTTGGCATTGGATCCAATCTTATTCTGATAGGCGTTTTTCTTGACTAAGTAAGCACCTTTAGGTAATGATGTCGGCTGTAAAGCGTTCTGAATTCCTAGCTGAGTATCAACGAGTAATTCTATAGGTTTCTCTTGATCGGTATAGGGCATTATCCACCTCTGCCAATCTGCGTATCGACTGTGGAAGGCGGCTGCCCCGTTGAACCTGTGCCACGCGCACTTATTGATCCTTGTGTTGCTTCCCCCAATGCTGCCTTGGCTTTTGCATCCATGAATTCAGCGCCGCCGTAACTGTTCTTAGTGTACTTAATCAGTGACAATACTTCTTTGATTAGTGCATCATATCCCGAAGGTGGAAACTCTACGGTGTCCGTGTCTAAGGTAACTCTAGCAGGGTACTTTAAGTATTTCAGCGTATAATTTCCTGCTACAACTCCGCGCAAATGGATCTCTTGGTTCTGTGAATCCCTCCACCATCCTGTAGAAGCTTCATAGCTGTTTCGATGTAGTAATGGCGTATCACTTGCATTTAATACCGTCAATGGCTCAAACATATCGGTTATATCGGCTGAACTCTTTTTAAAAGTATATTGACCATTCGCGGACGCTGCTAAAACATCGGAATAAGTCACAATGAAAGCAACTCTAGCTAATTTCATCATAGCGATATTCATGAACTGGTAAATATATGAGTTTTGTGTTGTTGAATCTGCGCCTAAATCGGGTACATCCATTTCGCCAAGTTTAAGGATCATGGTTGCAAGCTGCCCGGCGTTGTAAATGTATGGCATATCAATATCTCCCTACCATATGACTTTTTCGCGCGAGCGGACGTTTTTATTCTTTTTCGTGTTCGCTTTGACAAATCCAGCTAGTCCATCTTGCCACATTTGCCAAGCCCTTGTTTCCGCTAGATTGTTTGCCATGACCGCATAACGAGTAGAAGTATCTTTATGTACTAGCGGTATGATCATAGCGATGGCATATAAGGCAATTAAACTATGGTATTGTGTATCTATTTCAATGGGAATATCGGTGTCATTGACTAATGATGTGGCGTAATTATAGTAATAGTGTGTTAAGACTTTATCTTCAATGGGACTGGGTTTAAGGTAAATATATCCAGCTTCAATGGCATAACCAAAACGATTCTCACTGATACCGACTAGATCATAGGTAATCACATAATTGTCGTTGGTTTCGTCTTGCAGAATACCAGGTGCTTTAAAATCAGTTGGTAAAGCGTACGAATTTGTTCCTACAACTGCGTTTATGGTTGTTTTCTTTCTTAACTTTCCTGCATCCATCAAATTATCGACACCATCGTTGATGAGTTCGAGCATGTGAAATGTATCATTGAATAAATGATTCGTACCACGAAAGATACGATCCTTGAGTTGCTCTACATTTGACATAAAATCACCCCATTATGCTAATTGCCTGACGTATTTTTGTGCATCTTTAGCAAAATTGTACGATAAATCGTCTTGTTGTCGGTCATATTCGCGCTGTCTGCGGTCTTCGCTTTCTTTTAGTTCCCAAGCAATATCAAACCCTCGGTAAGAGTGGATCTTCTTGATATGTTCGACAACACGACTATCAAGAACTTCAAAGCCGATTTGTGGGATAGACATTATGGCGATCTCTAGGATTCCGTCCATGATTAGGTGTTGACCTGTTTCAGTATTGAACATGATGTATAGTGTCGGGTCATAGGCTTGCAGTTGTTCCTGTACCATAAAGTTATCGTTAAGCAAGGTTGTCTGAAATCCTCGTTTCCAATGCCTGTTTTCCATGTTACCTCCAAAAATAAGGGTGAGCCTAAGCCCACCCATTTTAGTATCTTATTGGTTTTACAATGTCTAGTACGATGCTGGTACAGTTATATCCTCCAAGCTGCCGTAGGCGCGCCTGTCGTCACAGATCAGTGTTTCATAAAGGAAGCAGGTCGCCTCGTACGCTGGCGAATTGGCAATACGATTGAACATACTTCCATCTTCTTCCATAAACTGTAATTTAGCCGTTTGGTAAATGTCCATGTTATCGAAGTTTCCACCCCAAATGGTATTGTCGTCCTTGTAGCGATCCACGATCAAAGGCAATCCGTCAAACTCGAGAGCAGTATAACCTCCGTCCAATTGCATTGGATTGGTGTACCGCTTAAGCGAAGTCAACAAAGCTTCATAGGATGCCCGAACTCCGTGAGTTGTTGCCAGCCAATCGACTTTCTTGCCAGAAACAATGTCAATACGGTCAATCAATGCACGAATCCGCGCTTCTGTGATCGCAATCGCTGTACCTGAGTTACCCATGATAGTGGATACCCACCAAGGATATGTTGCAACGTCCAATCCTTGAAGTGTGGAAGTCTTAGAAATGATACTTCCTAACCCCTGAGGATCAAGATTCAACGTACCCGTGTTCACAATATAGCTTGTTGCTAAAGTCGTAACGGCTGCTCCGCTAATGGTGATTGTCTTAGCGTCGTAGTCAATGGCTGTTATTGTTCTTGCCGCTGTGTCTACGGTTGCATTTAACAAAATAATGTCAATGATCTGATTGGTGAAAAAGTTGCGCACATTATCTACAACCAAAACGTTGGTTGTTGTGTTGGCAGCTAGAGTCGCTAATTTTCCTGTACCGTCACCCATGAAAGCACGCTTACGGTAGTTTTGAAGGTCTGTCTGTAATCCTTTAACCTCAGCAGACATTTCCTTTACATACGTTGTAGCGTCCTTCTTGGAAGCCTGAATGGAAGCGTTAGACACTTGCAAACGTCCATGTACGTAAGCTACATTACCAGTAGAAGCTTTGTAGGCTTGGTTTCCTGCGGTTGGTAATGCGCCTGTCTCTGTTCCAGCACCTACTCCGCTATTGCGTCCGAAGTGATGAGGAATAGAGAAGTTTTTACCGCCTCCGGGCATTTCCTCCGTTCCTGCCATCAACTTCATGATGAAATAATTACAGCCGTTGTTCACCATTTCCTCGATTTTCGGGAGGTAATCTATCTTCAATACCTCACCGATGGTTGATAATGTTGCGCCCATGTGGTCACTCTCCTGTTATTGTGGTGTATTCATTGCTTTGACGCGCTCTAAAACGTGCCTATCTAACTGATCCCATGACATTTTCTTTGTATCCACCGCTTGGACACTTGCTGAACCGGGTGCACCTTCTACCTTTACACCCTTTTTGGATGAAAGATACTCGTTTACTGCGTCTTTCTTGGCTGTTTCCAGCTTCGCTATGGCATCGTCTGCCTTAAAGGCTTTCAGAGCAAGCTCGAAACTCTTTTCCATTGCGTTCGGGTTGTAGTGCATTTCGTTGTCAACCATGAACTGATTCAAGTCTTGCGCATTGACACCCTTATCTTTCAAAACTTTTTCCATTATGGAGAAGTAATCCGTTACACGCTGATCTTCCTGTTGTTTCTTTTCTAACTCGTCACCCTTTGCTGCCTTGGCTTCCAACTCATCCAACCGTTTCATGACTTCCGGTGGCACATTGGCTTGATCTGCGCGCTCTTGAAGCTTTTCCATCTCGACACGTTCTTTGAGAGTCAACGCATCTGAATTGTTGATCTTTTGGAAGTACTCGCTTAACTGTTTGTGCGTGTCGTAATCCTTGTATTTCTCGTTGTTCTTTGCTTCCCATTCAGCTTCTTTTGCGGCTAAGCGCTTGGCAAAGGCTTTTTCAAAGTTGTTAGGTTCGGCGGCGACCTCTTTTTCAGCGCCCGATTCAACAACTGGTTGCGGTACTTCTGTTGGCTCAACGGCGACCTGAGTCTGTTCTTCAACGCCCGATACTTCTTGATTCAATTCTTCCATTTTGTTTCCTCCTTGTGTGGGCGGCGCACTCCACACGATCAACGCCGCTACGAATTTATTGCATGAGAATAGGCTCCGGCAGTCTCAACCGAAGCCCGTAAAAAAAGCACCCTATATGGATGATTTGTTCCAATATTTGATTTCTGCTTGCTTGCGTGCTTCTATGGCTTCTGATATTGTATTGAACACGCCAACATGTATGTTTTTATCATCGACTGTTATTTTTGCTCTCCACCTTCCTTCTCTTTTGTTCCACATAACACCAGGATAACCCGTTGTGCTTCGTTTGCTTATTCTTTTATTTCTTTCTTGCTCTGATCTAGTCGACCATTTGCAGTTGCTGGGTTCATAGTTGCCATTCGTATCTATTCGATCAATGCTATATTCCGCAGAAGGTTTATTGCCCATATCTTCCAAAAAACTTTCAAAACTTTGCAACCATCTAGTGCATATAATTATACCTCGCCCACCATAGTCTTTATAGCTTTTACCCTTATCATTACTGCATCTTCCTATCATGCTCACCCATGACCGATACTCTAATGATTTTGACTTTCCATGTTTGGTGTTCTTGGCATACTTCGTACATCCACAAGAAGTTGTATTGCCCTTTTTGAGGTTATCTCCGGCAAAAAACTTTTCTTTCCCACAATCGCAAACACATTGCCACATCGACTTCATTCTTTTATTTAGCCCATGAAACCTTGTCACCGTAAGAATACCAAATCTTTTTCCAGCTATATCAACAACCAAGCCCATACCATCTACCTCCTGAGTAGTTCCTAATAAAATTAAGGGAAGGAGAGTAGGATTCTCTCTTTTCGACTGGCCTGTCTATCCCTCTATATTATACCATTTAATTCCTTGCAATAGAAGCGTTTGCCCACATTATTGCGGTTTCTAACTCAGTAAAAGCGACTGATTTTTCACGGCTTTGTGGGCACAATTCATCAATCAAATACGCTAGTTCTTTTGCCTTGTCGCGCAATGCTGTGTACTTCTCAGGTTGACCTTCTTTAGGTGAGTGATACTTGAAATTGTTCTCTAATAATGGATTCATTTTTTCACCGCCTTTGCCTTGACTTTATTGTTCTGCTTATCTCGCTGCATCTGTTGACCATGGCTCATTTGTGACGTTTCCTTGCCTTGCTCATGCCCGGCGGCGCTTGTGACTAGGCTATGTTCCATTTGATGATTATGGGCTTGCTCAGCGAGTACAGCGGCACTTAGTAAGCTGTGATCGTTGTTATTCTGTGCCATTTCCTGCGTATGCTGCATTTGTGCGCCTGTTTTCTGCTTATCTGCTTCGATCTTAGCTGCTTGCAGCTGTGCGTCTGTTTGTTGCCCATGTGCTTTTAACTGTAACTCTTGCTGTTTCAGTTGGTTATCTTGCTGTGAGTTAGCATCTTGGAAGTCTTCAGGCTTTAAGGTAATGCCCAACTTAGCAGCAAATTGGATCTTCCCTGCCATTGGTAAATCTTTAAATGCTACCGATTCAGACGGTTGCTCTGCTGGCATTGGTTGTTGAGATTGTAATAATTGTTCATGCTCTTTCACGTGCGCGTCCACTACCTGTTGAAGTTCAGGCGGCAATTCATCGTATTCATTACACTTACGGAATGAATTATGATTAAACAAATGAACCTCATGATCTTGGAAGTCTCTGACCAATGGTGCGCCTTTCGGCGGTTGCGGCATCGGCTCCATCATTGGTTGTACTTCATGTGGCTTCATATCCTGCGTATCCGGGTGCTGTTGTATGGCTTGATTGATCTGTGTTGCTTGATCCTTCTGTTGTGTGTACTGCAAATAAGCCTGAGCAGCTTGTTTATTATCTGCTAGGTCTTCAAAGAATTTGTTTTCCATCTTCGACTTATTATCATCCAAATGTTTTTGGTCATAGGCTTGTGTAGCATCACCCATGTTCATCAATCTCATGAAGGTATCTGTGTCCGGCGTTCCGTCCTTCTTGATGAATACACCTTTGTCCCATAGAAGCATTAAGCGTTCTTCTTGGGCAGCTTTCATCTCAGGTAAGCTAGATCCTTGGACAATCTCTATATCTTCGTCACCTGTCAAATCAGAAGCATTAAACGTGATGATCTCAATCTCGTTGTCTTCTCCGACTATCTTGGCTTGTCGATCCTCTTTGTAATGCTTATGTACCAACCGGAGGATGCGACTCATTACTTTCTTCATGCCTTCCTCATACGCCATAGCACCCACAGTAAGCTTCTCATTTTCCTGCTCCACCATGATTTGCAATCCACCCAATGTATCCAAACCTTTCGGCATAGAACCTTGTGAGACTTCCCTAGCTCCTGACATGTCATCTAAGTCTAGTGCATCATTGGCTAAGTCTCGATCATAGAAAGAGGGAATATCCGGTGCTGGCACTCGTTCGGGCTTCATACCATGCGCTGCGCTAAAATGAATGATACCGCTAATTTCATCGGACAATTCTTCCTCATCAACGGCTGCTTCCAAAGGAACTGTCCACATGCTGTTACCGACTCGCTTGGCATGGGTTGCAATCATCGAACGTTTAATGTTGATCCCACGCTGCACCGGAATCATCGACTTGACCACGGATTGAAACTTCATTGTTCCGGGTATTGGAATGTAGCCAATGATGGTATATGGTAACTCACCTGATTTCTCAGTGTAGTCTAGCTCCCGTCCTCCTGCGGCTGCAATCTTTACGCCGCCTGGATACTTTTTGCAGGGCTTCATCCATAACTCAGAGGTTAGCGCTGTGTTTGACTTCGATTTATTGTTTGTTCCGTTGATGCCGTCTGCGTTAATGTTTGTCACATCGTAGCTATTGAGGGAATCTAGGTTTCCATCCGGCACGACTTTAACGCCGTATTCCTCAAACAGTTCATCTACATCCCGTGCTCGGCGTTCGATTATCCAGCGTATTTCCTCTTCACACGTTGCAGCAGGATCGTAAAAAATAGTCATGGGGTCGCATACTCGGGCTTTTATCTCGCCTTTGAATATCTTGTCCATGCCATCTTCGTAGCCTTCTTGCCCATCGGATGGGGTGATGTCATCCCCTTCGCTCGCATCAAACCACGTTTTCACGGCACAACGAGACTTAATAAGCATATTGAGGAAGATCATGACGGTCTTTTGGCTCATACCCAAATCATTCCACAGGAACTTGAGGAACTTATCGGCTCCTTTGGCTGCGTCTACGTCTGCATCTTCTTTGGATCCAGCCACCACGTTAAACTTGATCTTGTTTTTCGTATGCTTGGCGAGCAGGGTAAGCACCCTCGGCTTGATCTTGTTTAAGGTGATGCGTTCTTGGTTGGCATCTTGGATCGGAAGTTGAACAATACGGCGGTCCCCGCGATTCCACCCTATCCATTGATTGTCTGCGTAATAGTTGGTATCTACCATCATCTGTCTGAGGTCATTCCAATCCTCTGCCAATCGGTAATATTCGTCAACCTTGGCTACGGTGATTCGATCCGGCTTATCTTTCTTAACATCTGTTGGCACTAACGACTTGTCCACAACTCAACTCCTTTCAATGAGCGTGATTAGTTGCCCACTACCCTTACTCGCACGATAACCGCTGACAAATCAACGGCATTAGCTACTTGAACGCCTGTACTGGACACATAAGCCATTAACTTAGCGTTCGCTGCATCATACTGAATTAAGTTACCTGCCTTCGATCCAACGTGCATAAACAGAATGGATGCGAGTCCTAACGCTGCTGGCGTTACCACTTCGCCGCCTGTTGGATAGGATGCATCAAAGGTTACGTCTGCCGTAATCACTCTCTTGTTGCCCTCTACTGTGTTGTCTACGATTGAATATGCTAATCCTGCCACTTAAACCACTCCCTTATATGTGTTGTATTACAAGTTCCCTAAGCTTTTCCTCGCCTAAAGCATGATGAAACTCAATGTTTTTGCGATGTAATGCGTTCTTTAACTCTGTCTTGTCCATTGTTTTAACGAGATCAACATAGGCATCCTTGGTCATTATCCTACCATTACCTAAATTAACTGCCTCCATGGTTGAAACTGGACTGACTGTGATTTCATATCCCTCTAGCTTCACCTCCTCTATCGTCACAGGTACATAATGGAATTGCGGGTCAACGTCTGCCTTTCGCTTCTCGGCGTCTGCATCGTCATTGGCAGGTCCGTATAGCTCCCAATCGCCAAAGGTGTATTTATAGAGTTTCATGCTTCCACCTCGATATAAGCCGATTTGGTATATTGTCCTTTGCCTACTGTGTATTTATTTAATTTTATTGATGTGTCGATAATTGACTTATCCCACCTCGAACCAATGACACTGTCAATCACAAGCACAGTTCCATCGTTAAAATAGATCTTTGTAACCGTTCCTTTGCTAACCCACCCACCACTTACGATAATGTCGACTATCGTTTTACCACAGCTTTCAATTAGCGGATCTGTTTCAGGTGTTTGTTGCGACTGTTTGACACGCTTTACAGCGCTTTTGTATGCATCCTCAAATCCTTCTGGCGCACGATAGAATAGATTCTTAATCCAATTAAATAGTTTCATGTTGTCACCTTCTCCATGTTCAATTTCCCTCTGCCCTCTAATGCGCCTAGTAAGTAGTAAGAAGCAGCAAATGCTATCTCGCCCGGTGTCATTCGTTTGGTTCGTTGCATGTTGCCATAGATTCCGTTCTTTCTATTGCCGTCAGGAGGAAACAGATAAAAGTAAAAGTGGTCTGCATCGCCATCCATATAACCTGTAGATAACATGTAACCTTGATCTAATACATCTTTTAATTCGGCTCTCATTGTTTCATCAATCATCCTAATTCCTCCTTCATGCTTCCACTTCAAACCCATCAAAGTATATTTCGGTTATTGCTTCTCCTTCTTCGTACGTTACCACTCGTTGTTTGATTATCGGACGCAAATGTGGAAACATTTCGCCTTCGCTCAATTTTGGAAATCGTTCATTTGCACTTACAGCAGATATAGTGAATCCTTTGAAGTGTGTACCGTCTCCAACGTGAGTTATTAGCAAAGCCCCTTTTTCAAGTCCCATTGCTTTCCCGATAATGTCACTCAATATTTGGTCTGGTATACTCATTATGAAACCTCTGATATTTTTTTCTTTATAAGCTTCATTAATCTTGTCATTTTCAAATTCCACGTTATCCCTCCTATAATTGCTCTATTACGATATCCGGCTTATCTGTGCCGTTCTTAGCCTTGATGATCTTCGCTTCTTGATGCTTGAATTCTGCGAATGTGGGTGCTTGTATGCGATCAAGGAGTTGTTGACGTTCTTCTTTCCATTCCTGCTCCTTGGATTGAAACCATTTGGAATAGAACTCAACTGTCCATTGAACGTCATTTGCTCCTTTTTCTCGTAGCTTATGCATTAAGTGAAACTGATCCCATGTGTAAGCGATAAGCACGAATATGATTGCTGATAAGATATATATCATTGCAGCATTACCTCTCTTATTTCTTCGATTCGATTTACAAATTCTTGTTGTGTCAGTTCTCGGATGTTTGATGTTAGACCAATCGTAACAAAGGTGTCCAATTGAAACGCATCCATCAACAGTATTTCACTGTCATAAACCAATAAATTGCTTTCATAAGTTACCCCATTTTCCTCACCGAAAGCGTAGTAAAGTGTTGCTGGTCGATCCGGCATTCTATTGTACTGTACTTTCATATGTTTTAGTTTCACAACGCTTGCACCGTCCTTTTCTGTGGCTTGTTATACTTCTGTATGTTTCTCCGCACCTTGGCTTCCATACTCGTATCAGGCCAGTTGTCTTTCTTCTTTCTCAGCATGAAATCAATGCACTCGTCATTCATGCCGTAGCGTACCGCGTCTATCGAATGATTGTCATGATCGGGATAGCCTGCCTTGAAGTTACCGTGTGCATCCTTGTCTAATTCATACGTCAAGAACTCTCGAGCTGTCTCAGGGCAACGTGTATCATCTATAATGATTGCTTCCAAATCTTGAAGAAACTTGATACCATACTCTACGGTATCGGGTCCTTTTTTAACGCCCGAAACTCTTAAGCCATACTGCACTAATTCACTAATGGTTCTTGGCTCTGCTGAATCTGCGTTGACAAGCTCATTCTTCTTGTTTTCTTCTTTTATATGCAAATAAGCCGCATGAGTGGATAAGCGGACTTTGAATAGCTCATGATAGATGTATAATCGTTTGTGCTTGCGGTCATAGTGCATGACGTTATAAACCAGTGGATCCGTTGAATAGCCAAAGTCTAAGCCGCGCTTGATGTTCTCAAACTCTTCTATCTCTGCATTGCTGATGATTCGAGTTTGTACGTTGTCGAATATCTCGCCACCTGTACCGATGATCTCGCCCAGGTATTCATGCTGATACGCTAACGGCTTCACTAATTTAAGGTGTTCTGCTTCGATGATAAACTGATTGCCTAGCCATTCTTTATCTACGCTTAGATATGTGCTGTGATGCGCTATACGATCCTCTCTTGTGAGCTGGACTTCTGTATTCACCCAACTGTTCGCACTCTTAGGAGGATTGTACGAATAGAATACAGTAAATTTGTTACCGCCACGCATTAAGGACTGATTAATCATTCGTATCTCTTCCATGCCTGTAAACTCGTCTAATTCCTCGTACCATAAGAATTTACAATACCCTCGGCTGAATGTCATAGACTTAATCTTTTTGGGCTTGTCAGCTCCACGGAATCTTATTTCCTGCCCTGTTGGTTTGTAGGTGATCACAAGCTTTGCTTCTGGTACTTGCCAGTAGTCATCTACGCCTAATTCATCTATTGCCCAGCACAACTGTTCAAACACTGACTCTTTGAGTGTATCCTTAACTTTTCGCAATACAACGGCGTTGGCTTGGGGATCGCTCATGATGCCTAATATGATCTCAATGGCTGTGAATGAGGACTTGGTACTTCCTCTCCCTCCACGTAGCCAGTAGTGAGTATGGTTGCCTTGCTTGATATCTTTGTGAATGGGAAAGAATGACGGTGCAACTATTTCAGATAGCCTAGTCATTTAATATCATCCGTTATGGTTACGCCTAGACTGCCGCTATGCTCAATTTTCTCTGTAAACATGCCTAGATGCTTCCCAAGCTGGATCAATGCGTTATCTTTGCAGTATTGTTTAAATTTAAATCCATCCTTAGTTATCTGTACCTCCGAAATATTCCTCGTGTCTATATCGTCGCTGTCTTTCATATCGACAACCGTTCGATAATCAAGCAATGGTTTTCCATCTTCATAGCCAACGACTGTTTTTTCTGTCCTAAACGACAAATAGTTTCTAATGTCATCAAAGGCGATATGTTTTAGCTCTCTTAGTACCTCTTTGACACTCACAATACATTCATCCTCGGCTTCTTTAACGATCCTAGAGTGCAATTCATCGTACCTTTGGGATACCTTTGGGTTTTTGAGTAGTTTGCAAGCTTCTACATCAATGGTATTGTCCGTCATTGCATCGGTCTTGTACCCGGCTATTTTATATGCTTCTCGTTGTGACTTTCCTTTGATTAGCTCATGCACAAATAACTCTTGCTTGTCCGTCAATGCCATTGTAATTCACCTCATTCTATTTCTATTGTTTCAATCTCGTTTGTGTTTATAATCATGTTTCCGAACCTTACTGACTTACCTTTAAAAACACCATGCATAAACTTATCTTTGTCTTTATCTATAACCGATACTTTAAATTGATAACTTCTTCCGCTTTTTAAGGTGACCTTTATATCCATACTCTCAACTCCCTAATAATAATGATTGGGCTTAACATCTTTAAACACTTGATCTATTCGTTCCTTTGCAATCTGTTGAGCCGTCTTTCCTTCTGTGCTTGGGTAGTCTACTTTAATGTTTGTCCCAATGGTTACCTTGTATATTTTTTTGTCATTCATCTTTGCCACTTCCCCATTCGACACTTTTACATATAAAACATTCTGCCCTCTCCGCTTAGATACCAGTTTTCCCTTTGATTCGGCGTTAGCTTATCCCATTGTCGCATGACTTTAGCATGTCCGAATGCTTTTATAAGGCTGCTCCATCTAAATTCACCTACAAATGAGCGACTCTCCTTCACAAACCATAGATAATGTTTCATGTATTTCATCGTCCTAGTCCTCCCTTACCTTCGTACCGCCCCAACTAATAAGATAATAATAATAATTAATAGCTCAATCTCCATCATATTCATAGGTTTCACTCCTTATTTCTATATACAAAAAAAGCACCGTTAGGTGCTCTCAAATAGTTTTAGTTCATGTTCTAGGATTGGCTCATAAGATATAGTACTTCAACTCTAGCTAACTCTTCAACTATTTGCTCAGCTATTAGCGTATCGTATTTTTTTAATATGTCCCATGTTCCGCAGTCTCTTGCTCTTAATCCGTTTGCAAACATTTCCCATGCGATTTTTTTAAAATTATTTTTCATTTTCACTACCTCCGTTTGTTTTAACTTCCTGTAATTAATATAACACTGTTTTAAACCTTTGTAAAGAACTATTTACGAATGTTTTAAACTATGTTATTCTTTTACAGAAGGAGGTGTTTGAATGGGTCGTCCTAAAATGAATCCTGCTGAAAAGAAGATAGTCGAGAGTGTCTATCTATCACCCGATGTCCATGCGTGGCTTACAGACAAAGCCAGTAAGCGTGAAGCTACACTCAGTTCGTTACTTAACCTCATATGTAAAGATCGGATGTTGAAGGAGTCTACTAAGTAGGCTCTTTTTTTGCATTAAAAAGACGCTATCCTAAGATAACGTCCCCGATTGATTACACCCTAACCCCGCCGTCAAGTGCGCGCATTCAGCCCCTTATACATGCCAATGGACTTATATAAGTGCCGCTGTTCCCCTGATAGTTTGTAAAGGGTTTTGTATCCCTCTGCGCTTTCATGTGCAGTTCACTCGCAATTACAATTATACTACGAAATTCGCTGTAAAATTCTCGTATTTTTGTTGCTAGATTTGTTGTTCTTGGTCGGAATCAATCGATTCATAAATATATTCCCACTATTCAGGCATTGTTCGATACCGTCTATCGCTATCTTATGTAGATGATAAAAGCGTGATAGGCTGATGTTCATTGCTAGGGCTACGAATAACGGTTCCTTCTCGTCAAAGTAGGCTAGCTTGATTAATTCCCTCTGCCGTTCCGATAGTGTCTCTAAGGCTGTTGTGATCAGCTGAATGACATATACATATTCCTCTGCATCTAATTCTAGCCAATAGTTTTGGTCGAATAGTTCTGCATTGAACAATGCCATTCGTTCCGTTGTGCTACTGGGTAGACCGCCTTTTGCTTGGATATCATCGTTATATCCTGCGGTCATTTTAGGGCGTTGAGTTTGCTTGGTGTTCCTAATCTGTGATTCTCGAATATTGGTTAGGGCTACCTTGAGTTTAGGGTATTTGTATAATAGCTTCTTAACGTCAATATTCATTTGCTTACCCCCTTTTTACATGCCCAGCATTCACAAGTCATTTTAAGGCTCACTCCGACATTTAGAATTGCTATTTTCGTGCCATCGCATATCCTACAGGTTTTCACTTGTTTACCTCCTTTGCCTCAAATCCAGTGATATTTTACACACTTCGGGCATATTAATTTAAATTTCTCGGTGTTGGTAAAGAATGTGCGACAGAACAAACAGTAACAATTGTTTGTTGATTCCATTTTTATCTTACTCATTCTTTACCTCCTTCGGCTTCCCACATTGTTTACAGGTGTTTCGGTATTCTCCGTCTATCTTTGTGATCGTATAGACGGAATGTTTACAGAGTCTTTGTTTAAGCCATTGTTTTAACATATTAAGCCGCTGATGAAATGTTTGCGTGTGCTTCAATGGTCGCTACTCTTGCTTTCAACGCTTCATGTTCTGCCCTTGTTACAGTCGCTTCCGCACTTGTTCCCACCACTTGCGCCGTATCGGTGTGTCCATCCACGCTAGGGATTGCGGTTGGTATCTCTTGGGGTGTGGAAACTGCTGCTGGCTCTTCGGTTATCTGGGGTAAAGATGGGATGTCTAAAGCGGGTACGGCGTGATCAGGTTGGGCTGTATTCCATCGCGCTAAACCTCTCGCAGCTGCGGCGGCTGTGCTCTCTTTGGCTTTTACCACTAATTCAGCTAAACGGTCACTGGATCCGATTTCTATGGCTGCTTTCGGTGCCGGCGCGTTAGCTAATTGTTGTTGTAAATCGTCAATGTGCGAGTTAAGACGGATGATTTCCTGTGCTGCGGCATCCCGTTTTGATTCGGCATCTTTACGATCATTTAGACATTGCGCATAGCTTTGCTCCAGGTCCGCAAATGCTTTAGCATCCTCTTGACCTTGAAGTAATTCTGAATCTAACCGAGCTTGCAATTGAGTTAATTGATTTGCTGCGTTGTCCGTTTGAGTTTGGAGTTTGCTTGTCCAATCTGCGTTAATCTTGGCTACTTCGGCGTTGTGGTCTGTGTAGGCTTGCTTTTGGAAGGTTTGAATAATTTCAATAACAATATCATTGATGGTAGTGTTATCGTACAGTTTGTTAAGATCTAGTGGCAGCACAACGGATTCTACCTTTTCTGTTTGCGCCTGTTCACGATCCGTTTGGGCTTGCTGTGTTGCTTGCTCTGCCCAATAGGTTTCCGCTGTTGCATATTCTCTCTCATACTTCGCTTTCTCTGCTTGCCATGTGGAGGTGTCTACACCCATTCCTGCGTTCTGAATGGCTTGTTGCATCATGTTTATGTCTGCTTGGATTTCGGTAATTGTTCGCATTTTAATCCTCCTGAGTCGATTTGGTTAATCCAGTACCGCATTTCCTTCGTATATTTCCATTATACCACAAATTACTACAATTCTCTACTTTTTTAGCTGTTTCCTCGCTAATTTTCTCGCTTTATCCCGAATCCTTTTGTTCTCTGCAATTTTCTTTTCAACCTCGATCATCTGCGGAGTCATTATCATTCAATCACCACCTTTCCTAAAGAGCTGTATTGCCTTTCTCCACGTTCTGCACTTTGAGTTAGGCAATTGTTCGCAAAACTCGCAATAATCTGTCTGTGGAAGTTCTAGGCGGTTTAAAATGTATGTTACGCTGATAACCGACTTTCCTTTTGCTTGCATGTGTGATAATTCGTCTATTAGGTTCATGCGCTTAACCTCTCTCCCAAAATGGATTTTACTTCTCTGCAATCTGATTTTAAAATGTGTATGCCTGGCTGATCAATGAGTGCCCAATCTTCGGGATCTCCGCAATCGGTTACCTCAAATGGCTCACCTATTTTATTGTTGTACCAGTAGTGAGGACTGGATGTTTGATGAATTTCTATTTTCATGGTTTCCTCCTTATCCATTTTCCTTTTTTAAGCTTGACACTGGGTAATAAATAAATAATGAGTTGTAAAAGTATGGTTCCTGTCCAAAAGATAATTTCTTTCATCCTTTGACCTTAGCGGATTCGTTTAACTCGGGGGTCTTCGGTAAAGGCATCCAATGAGTTACTTTTTCGCTTATAAAAAAATTTACATCTGTTTCGTAGTTACTTTCGTAAAATCCTTCAGGAGTCCAGTAACAGTCTTTTTCTTCGTCATACTCAGCAAATCCCTCTGAGAATTCTGAATCAAGGAAATCCTCAGCAAGAACGGAATTTGGTGCAATATATTTAACACAGCTTGTTTGATTCTTGTCATATACATTTTTCCAAAATCCAATTACTCTTGTATTTGTTTCAGGCATCTGTTCATTTACGCTTGTCCAGTTCATCCTGCTACCTCCGTTATCAAAATTTCCACGCGGGGATTAAGTTTGTCCACAAATAATTCATGCGTGATCTTGCCAATCTGCTTCCATCCATCGTTTACAAGGTATCCACCTTCTTGCAGTCCATCAAACACAAATTTTTGTCCGGCAATGATGTTGTCTTTGTCGGTCGCTTTGTTTGGGCAATACCACATGAAAGAAAAGTCGTATTGGTTCGGCATTTTGGATAACTTGCAAGCTTTTGCAGACCATCCAACGGTTTGTATCGCTCCGTTTTTCATTTTGACATAGGCGTATTTATTTCGCTTGCTGGTGTTTATTATTTGGTTTAGGGTTGGCAACGTACCTTGTATGATTAGTTTCATGTGCAATCTTCCTCACATTCTTTGCAATAATACTGAGTGATGCAGGTTCCAGCTCCGCAATGCTCCACTTCTGCTAGATAATCAGTTGGTCTTATTCTGATTGAACACCTGTCACACCAACGATTTCCTTTCATCCAAAGCGGGAAATAATAAAATAGTGCTGTGAAAAAATATTTGATATCAAAAATAATAGATCGATATAAACGAATGATTGGCACTCTACTCATAGCTTCCTCCTTTTTTCCATCTTGCTTAATACGCTGTACTTCCAAAACGGTACTTTCTTGATTCGTTTGTGTTGCATCAGTCTTAAAGCGTCATATCTTAGGTCTAGGGGGAGAGAATCGTTAGTGGCGATTAGGTAAAGTTCTTTCATAATCTTTCCTTTCTCGGCTACCGGCTTTGCCTGGGCTTATTCTGTCGGTAGATGGCCTGCGGTCTGTCAAGTTCTAAATAGCACTATCAAACTCATAGTTCCATGTATACTGATTATTTTCTAAATAAAATTGCCCTAAAACTTCTGCATCTTCTACCCAAGGACATTCGATTAAATCCGTTTCCCATTGGGTTCTAATCATCAAGTCAAGTGCTTCGTTGTAAATTAGCTTTTGCGGTTCTGCTCCGTGCAGTAAAGCTAGATAGCGGTTATCTTCCTCGGCTTGCTTGATGATTCCATATAGTTTAATTCTCGCTTTTACTGTGAATGTTCCCTTCCCATATTCCAATACTTTACCGCTTCGCATGCGTCCTGCCTTGTTTTTAGGATCTCGGTACATAGCAATCAGAACGTTTCTAAGTTCAACATAAGGTTCTAGCCATGGATGAGTTTTAGCATATTCCTGAGAGCTTTTGTCTACCTTCACCAATGGGCATATGCCGCAACCTGTTCTAGCTCCGCAAGGATCGTCCGTCTTTTCGTCAGCTCCTGCTTTTCGTTTGGATAGTCCGCATTCACCTGTAGCATCCTTATACACTTGGCTCAGTTCTTCCGCATCGCCCCACGGCATACCGTTCTTGGCTAAGTAATCCCAAACGTCTTCTAAGGTGAAATTTACAATAGGCATGAATACGTTATCGCTGTAATATTCCGATGTTTGATGTTCTTCAATGCTTGCTCTGCGTGATGCAGATTCACTTTTCCGAACACCCAAGATAATTAAAACAGGGTCAATATTTTTCATTAATTTGGTTGCTGGATCAATTTTTATCCGACTCGTACACCATCTGTTTTTTTTGTTTTTAGGTAATGGGTATCCTCTACCAATTGTTAAATAAATAAATGTGTTTCTTAACTCGGCTTCGGCTTCCATGATTTCAAACGGTAAATTATTGTCGTCTATCAACCTTTTCAT